GAGACCTACACACAAAAGTATAGGTCTTTTTCTTTTTAAGGGGATAAGAGATTAAGACTACAAAAAAAAGGAACGTGTACATTATATGGCTAGTCCAAAGAGAGTAATTGACAAAGAGTTATTTGAGAAACTTCTACTTGGTGGTTGTACCAAATTAGAGATAATGAAAATCCTTCAAGTTGGGGATAAAACATTATCAAGATGGATTTATGACAATTACGATGGAAAGAAGTTTACAGATATATCCACAGTTTCTCCTGGCAGACCTGTTAAAGAAATAGACAAAGCACTATTTGAGAAGCTATGCAGGGCTCAAGCAACAGAAGAAGAGATTTGCGACCATTTGGAAGTAGATAAGAATACTCTCATAGCTTGGATAAAGAGAAATTATGAAGCGACCAATTTTTCACAGTTGCAACACGTATACGCAATGGCAGGAAATGCAGCAGTAAAAATTGCACAATACGATTATGCTCTTCAAAATCCAGAGTTTTCTAAGTGGTGGGGTAGACAATATCTCGGACAAAAGGAAATTGTGGAGCAAGAGATAAAGGCAACAGTGAACGATACACATTCTCAAGTGATAGACATGTTATCCAATAAGGTTAACTTGGAGGAACTGGAAAACCAAAATGAGCAGTCCCAAGATAACCAATAAAATGTTGGATGCAATCGCAATAGGGCTTAATCCTAGTTGCACAGTGCATATACACGAAGGAACTGTACGAAGCAGCAAAACAACAGTTGCAATAATAGAGTTCTTTGAGGCAGTTCAAAAGAGTGATGAAGTCTTACATCTAATCGCAGCAGCAGACTTGGATGCAATTAGAGAGAACATACTCAATGTTAAGTACGGGCTTATGGATCAATTCGGAGAGTATTGTTCATTAAGGAAAGATTCCATCGGTGGCTTCTATCTAAATATAAGGTGCGATTATCCAGGGAAGCCAGAGAAGAAGAAAGTATTACTTGCGAACTATTCAGATGCTAGCAAGTGGGAAAAGATACTTGGCAAGACATTCGGTGTAATACTCGTAGACGAGGTTAACACTGCAAACGAACAGTTTATAGACGAATGTTTCGCAAGACAAGTGAGCTGCGATGAGCCACTTCAAATATGGACTCTAAACGGAGACACTCCAGATTTGTGGGTTTATACGAAATATATTAACCACGCAAGAATATATGGAACTGCTCCAATCTCCATAAGAAAGGATATGGATAGAGTCTCAAAGGTTAAAGGCTGGTGGTATCAACATTGGACTATGGAAGATAACCCAATAATGACACCAGAGAAGATAGAGAGAGCAAAAAGCATATATCCACCAGGAAGTTATTACTACACAGTTAAGATACTTGGAGAACGTGGAAGTGCTGGAGAGAAGATCTATCAAGAGTACATTACAGATGAAGCAATAAAACCACTCAAAACCGAAAGTTATATGTACTTTGGAATGGGTGTAGATATTGGAGCAACTAGGGCTTGTAACTCATTCACATTGATAGGAATAACAGGAGATTACACAAAGGTTGGAGTAATAGACAAGTTGACCTTCGAACAGTGTGGATATAGAGACAAGACACAAAGACTAAAAGAGTTCTGTTATAGATGGATACAAAAAGGAGTAGTTCCAGATTATATCGCAGTAGATAGTGCAGAGCAGAACTACATAGCAGACTTGAAACAAGAGTTCAAGAGAGAAGGGTTGCCTCAGATCATCGGAAGTTATAAAGCAACGATAAAACAGAGAATAGATATGAATGTTGTGTTGCTATCAAAAGGTAGGTTGGAGTTCAACGACACAGAAGCAGGAAGAGAGACATACAGAGCATTCCAATCTGCAAAGTGGGAAGATGGAAAAGCAGGGCTAGTAAGAGAAGATAAAAACGAAAGAATCAACGATATATTAGACTCACTAGAATATGCAGAAACTAGACACATGAAGAAGATAATGTACGCAAGTGGAGTAACTATTGAAGAATGAGAACATTAGGCGAATACATAAGAGATAGAAGGCTAAATAGATTAGAAGGAGATTTGAAGATGCTAAATAACAGATTGCAATTCAATCCATTAAAGTTAACCACTAAGATAAAAGAGGAAGATATCGCAGACTTCAGCGATAAAATATCTGAATACAAAGTCTGGTCTAGTGGAGATGCAGTAAAAATTAGAGACTTTTATAGTAGCTATGGCACAGATGAGGCTTTACATTATTTTTGGAGAAATGCTCCCAAGACATCATTAAAGAAACATACAGGTATCCCAAGTCTTATTGCAAGTAAGATGGGATACATTTTATTTGGAAACGGAATAAATATAGAAGTTGTATGCTATGACGAGAATGGAAACCCAGACGAAAAGAAATCTGACATAGTTCGTGAAGAGATCATAACACTTTATTCCAAGTTAGAAATGGAAAGAAAGTTGCAACTTGGAGCAAGTACGGAATCCTGGTGTGGACATGTATTCTACAAATTAAGCATAGACAACACAATATCAGATTATCCAATTATAGAGGTTGCAGACATAACACACGGAAGAGTTGTTAAACAACGTGGAATTGTTAAGGCAATCATATTCCCAAAGTATTACAAAGAGAAGAGCAAAGATTACAGACTAGACGAGATATATAGCACCACAGACAAAGGAGATGCTTGTATAACATATAAACTCTTCCAATTAGATGTAGTTAAAGGAACAGAGAAAGAAGTCGGTTTATCTACATTGGAACAAACAAGAGTTTATGAAGATAAGGACGTAGTCTTTGAAGGTATAAAAGGCATATTAGCATTTGAGAAACCAAACAAGAGCTCTTTACTATTCAGTGAAAGTGATTATGGTGCATCTGATTATGAAGGTGCAATAGACAGTTTCGATGCTATGGATGAAGCATATACAAATATCTTCAAAGAATTAAGAACAAACAGAACAGTTAGATATATTCCAAAGGATATGATACCAAAGTCCTTTAACGGAGAGTTTGCACTTAATGATGATTTTACAGATGCTTACGTACAAGTAGAATCTGACGTAGACCAAAACAGCAAGAACGAAATCACATTCTCTATTATTCCAGATAAGACCGAGAGCCACAAAGCAAAGTTCTTAACAGCATTAACGACAGCCCTAAACAAAGCAGGATTGTCTCCTTATGCTATTGGAATAACTGGACTAGAAAGTGTGAATGCTTCAGCAGAGAGCCAACAGGAACGTAATAAGGTTACTTTAGAGACAAGAAAAGCAAAGATGTCTTTATGGAAACCTTTTATAGAGGAAATGCTTATTAAAATCCTAGAGTTAAACGACTGGATGATAGAGCATAAGTTGGTAGAGCAAGACTACAAAGACAACGGTATCAAGTGGGAAAACATAGATATCCAAGTTTCATTTGGAGATTACATCGTTGAGACAGAGAACAGCATCATTGGACAAGCGATTAACAAACTCCAAGCAGGTGTTGCTTCAACCGAAACAGCGATAAAAGAAATTCATCCAGATTGGACGGATGAGCAAGTTATGGAAGAAGTTAACCGTATTCGTTATGAGAAGGGAGTGGCATTAGACACACCAGATGCTCTTCCAGAACTTACAGGAATAGTAAACGAAGAAGAGAACAATGAATAAGGACAAACTTCGAGAGATGGTTGTAGCACCTGCAGATAATGTTGCTACAAGAATAATTGTCCAAGTCCAAACTGCAACGACAAAGGTTAAAAGACTCATAACCAAAGCAGTTATGGAAAGCTGGAAGCAGGAGGATCTAGTAAAAGAACTGAACAAAGTCATAGCTAAAGAGGTTGGACAGATTCAGAACAAACTAGTAGCCGAACAAACCAGGAAGAGTTTAGTAACATCTAGCAAAAAATGGTACTACGAACTCAAAGAGTCTATGAACATTTTAGGAAGAAACTTAACTAACTCTGGAATAAACGCAGGAGCAAAGCCAATAGATACTCTAACGTACACTAGGAGAGTGCTTAATAGTGGCGAGATGAAAGGTAGACCGATTATCGAGAACTATTACAAGCAAGTAAAAATTGCTCTTAAAACGTTTGCTGTAAATCCACCGATGTATGCAGTTAGGGCAAAGGATGGAAGCATAAACCAAATAGCACTAAGAAATGCAGCAGAAATGACGGTTAGATATGAGGCAAATATTAGAGACGTACAGGGGTTAGTTAACAAAGGTGTAAAACTCGTTTGGACTTCTTCTCATCCTAACTGTTCGCCAAGATGCAAAGATTACCAGGGTAGACTTTGGAGTCTTGATGGAACAAGTGGAGTAATAAACGGTATCAAGTATTCTCCAATTCAAGAAGCATTAGAAGGGAAGAAGAAAGACGGAAACGGAATTATCAATGGATATAACTGTAGACACAGGCTCATTGAATACAGAAACGAGAGTCAAGCACCAAGAGAATATACGGAAGCTCAAATCAAAAGAGAGTATGCGATAGATAAAAAGCAAAGGACTTTTGAAAACAACATAAGACATCTGAAAATTGAAGAGATAGAACTCAGAGAGATAGGAGATATAAAAGCAGCAAGTGCATTAAGGAAGAGATGGAGAAAGTTGACACAAGACTACAAAATTTATTCCTTACAACAGGGCAGAGCATATTATCCGTACAGATGCGTAATAGATAGAGATATCGAAAATGGAGAGTTGGGCGACCAACAAACCACTTGACATATAATCGTAGAGTTCAACGACAGAACAACCAAAGTTAAAACCTAATCGTGTCGAACACGTAAAACTCGGAAGGAGAATAGAACAATGGCAGAATTAAAGGATTTTTTAAGTGAAGAACAAGTTAAGCAGTTGGAAGAGGCAGGCTTTCAAATCCAACCTAAAGGGGACTATATCCCAAAGGCAAGATTTGACGAGGTAAATACCAGAATGAAAGATGCCGAAGCAAAGAACGCAGACTACGTAAAACAACTTGAAGATCTAAATGGTAGCAAAGGGGATGCAGAAGCTCTTAAAAAAAGAATAGAAGAGTTAAGTGCACAAGCAAGCAAAGACCAAGCAGACTTTGAAACAAAGGTTGCAGCAATCAAGAGGGAAGCATTGATAAATACCGAACTCATTAAAGCAGGTGCAAGAAATACAGCAGCTATCTGGGCAACAGCAGACCTATCACAAGTCATAATGAAGGATGACAAATTGGAAAATATTGAAGAAGCAATCAAGAAATCCAAAGAGACAGATTCTTATTTATGGCAAAACGAAGAAAAGCAACCATTCAAGGCAGGAGCACCTGTAGGAAAGGACGTCCCACCTGATGAAATGGAAGCACTAACAAAATTAAGATAAAAAGGAATTAGAAACTATGGCAAACAGTATCGCTAAGGCAGTCGCCTACATCAAGACTCCATCATTATTGGAGCAAGTATTAAACAAAAACTTATTAACAATCGACCTTCGTAAAGAATGTATCGTTCTCAACGGAAGCCAAGTCAAGTATCAACATTTAGAGTTCTCATCAGCAACTCCATCAACTTATGACCGTTCTACAGGTTATACAAACAACCCAATCGTTCTTACATGGGAAACAATCTCATTAACACAAGACATTGGTAACACATTATTTGTAGACAAGATGGACAGCGAAGAGGCAGTTGGTGTAGATATCGTAAGAATCGCAAACAACTATATTGGAAAGGTATTAAACCCAGCAGTAGATGCTTACACACTTCAAACAATCGCAAGTGCAGCTGGTGTTACATCTGATATCTCAGTTGGTAAAGGCAATATCGAAGACGTTATCACAAACGCAAGAGCAGCCATCAAGAATAGAGGCTACAACACAAACAACTTCATTCTCTATGTTGACTTCAACAAATATGAAATGCTCAAACAAGCAGCACATAAGAACGCAAGATGGACAAGAGGACAATGGAACGGAAGCGAAGATGAAATCGATTTATTCGATGGCATCAAAGTCGTTGGTGTTCCAAGCACTTACTTTGACCAAACAAACAAGAAAACTTGGGGTTTAATGCTCGCAGCAGAAGCAGCAGCACAAATGGTTAAATTCCAAGAAGGCGAATTCTTTGACAAGATTCCAGGATTTGGTGGCAGAAAAGCAGAAGTTGACATCGGCTTATATTACGATGCAATCGTTTATTCTGAACTCTCAAGTGCAGTTATAAACTTAATCTTCTCTTCAGCAAGCAACTCAACAGTAGATCCAGTTATCGTTTCTGGTGTTGTAACATCCGAATAATTTGGAATAACAAAAAGGAGAGTGGAGGAAACTCCATTCTCCCTTATCTCTATAAAAGTAATAAGTGAGTGCAAATCTCACAATAGGGAGTACGAACATGGAAGTAACGCAAGAGTGGATAACACAATTCATAACGGACTATAACAACAAGTTTGATACCAATATGGAGAATCAACTTGCTTTGTTGCCACGTCCAATGAGTTCTAATGCCTTTGTAACGAGAGTTAGCGAGTTTATGGACTTGTATATCAAAGACCATTGTCCTCAGTTTATAGAGGCTATGGCAAGTACCGAGCAACAAACAGCCATATACAAAGCAAAACTAGAACAAGCATATTACATTCTCTGGAATGAAGATTTGACAATAGTAAATGGCATAGACTTTGCAAAAGGTACAGCAATCTCTCAAGACGTATTAAAGAAGGCAGAAGTTAGCAGAATGGCATTAAAGTTCCTAGAAACTGCTGGGCTCTTATATAGGGGCTTAAATAGTGGATCATTACAATACTACGGAAACGATTATTGGAGGAATCATCACTAATGAATAGATATAAACTTGGCTTTTGGGAACTAGAAGTTATTACAGATAACGAGATAGGAACTACCACACATTACCGTATTCCATTCAGATATGAAGAGGAATATACAAACAATAGTGGTGGTTTTATTGCAGGAAACGTAGACCAAAGAAGCCAATCTATAGTTCTTATAAGTGATACAAGACTAGAAAAAGCAGTAGATGGATTAGGACTAATAGAGATAGCAAAAGATGACAGTGTAGAACTCGCAGATGGCAAGACAAGAATTGTAACGAGAGTAGACAAGATGCCAAACGGAAGAGGTGGGTATTCTTGGACTAGGAGAATATACGTAGACTAATGGCAAACAAGATTCAAGAAATGTTAAGAGTGTTGTCTGAAACCATAAGATCATATTGTCCTTATGATACTGGAGCATTGTCTCAAAGCATAGAAACTTATTACTCAGGAAGCGAAGCAAGAGTTGTCATAGGAAACGATTTAGTAGACTATGCAAGAATAACAAACGAGCCCTGGGAGAAAGGAAAAAATCCTAATGAAGGTTGGGTACAAAGAGCAATAAATGCAGCAGTTCCTGTAGTACAGGCAATATTCAAAGGTGAGATAACTCAAAGCGAAATAGACAACTATGTAAAACTACAGAACAACATATATAGAGCAACACAGCTAACAAGAATGCAAGAGGAGATAGGAAAACGAAGTGAGATTTGAGGAATACTTTAAGGAACAAATAGTGTCTTGGCTTAATACCGAGTTAACAGATGCAGTAACAGAGAGTGGCGTAACTGTCTATTATGATCCATCTATTCTCAATAACACCGAGACATTAACAAACCCTCTATATGAGGACAAAGAGGCTTATGGTGTATGCGTAAGAAATACGACCATAGTTCGTTCTAATTTATCCGATATAGACTTCAACACAATAACCTTTAGTGTAGAAGCAGTTATGGAAGAGAACAAGACACAAAAGTTTTTGGATGCAACAGAGAACATCGCAAAGACTTATGACAGTGTTTTACAAAGTTTTCTTACAGTTGACGAGTCTACAAACCCTGCCACAACGATTACAACGCAATATAAAGGTGCTTTCGGTGTTGCTTATGTTAGTAGACCAAGATATACCTTACACACAACTAAGGGCTCTATAAAAGCCAATACTGTTACTTGGGTTATAACTGTACAATACACAACAAGTTCCATCTTCCTTTCAAGAAGAACATTTAAGATAACAGTTGGCAGTGTAGTTTATGATTTAACAAATATTTTAGAGTATTCATTATCTGGACAACTTACAGCAAGAGATGTGCAACAAGTAGAAAAGAACGTAGTTACATCCCATGCATTAAACTATCTCAATATATATACATTTAGCATTAGAAAGACTACAGCACAAACAGGAATAAACAGCATACTTGCAGGAGCAGTTGCTAATGCAAGTGGTTTTACACTTAGCAAAATAAACATAGATGGAACAGCTTACGATGTTAAGAAGTTCCAAGTAACAGAACTATGGAGAGACAATGTTGGAGCATACCAACTAATCATATATAGATAAGGGGTAAAGTATGGCAGACAATAAGATAGTAGTAGAACTTAATCTCAATGTAAAAGAGCAAAGTTCTAACGACCATTTAGACTTGCAAGAAGGCACAGGACAAACTCCAGAAGCAGATATAAGTGCAAAAGAGATGTCTAAAGGTGTTGGCTCTTCTACAGCAAAAATGGTTATGACTTATGTCGGCACTCAAGCTGTTAAATGGGCAACAAGTAATTACGGAAACTTAACAGGAGATTACTTAACCCAAGCAAATATAAACGAAGGCATAGCAATAGCAGGAATGGGAGTAGCTATAATGCAATCTCCTTTAATAGGTGGACTTGCTGCTGCAACTGCTCTAACAGTTAAAGGCATAGAGAAAATGATAGAGATTAGAGAGCAAGAACAAAGGGCTATGTCTATTAGAGAAAGGTTTGGAACAATAATCTCAACAGGGGGTAGGGACTTATGAGCATATCATTAACTTTGCAGAACTTTGGAAGTAGTGCAAGTGCTGATACTATTACCTCTATTATAGATGGAGATACTTATTCCTGGAGATTAGATGACACGTTGGATAGTGGTTTGATTATGTACACATCTAGCAATCTTAATCCTATTGAGCCATTTACACTTGCAACCATTAACTTTGATGATGGATCTACAGAGAAAATGTGGGTTGCAGAAGATAATGTAATGTTGCTTTCTAAGATAGGAAATACAAGAACTTATCAACATACATTAAAACTCGTAGAACTTACAAAGATATTAGAGAAGATAGTTATTCCTGGATTATGTTTAACACCAGTAAATATAGATTCTAGCACACCAGCATATACAAGTTTGTATAAGCAGTTTAAGAGAGCATTACTAAACTTGTCTTTACCAAATTATTATATTGGACTAGAAGAGAGTTCTACAATAGATACCACACTATTAACAGAAAGAGATCCAGAGACTTTTGTTTTTAGTCATAGTACAGCAAGAGAAATATTGGATGAAATATTCTCAACAGTAGATAGCAGAGTTATTGTAGATGATGTTACATATAATAGTTCTATAAAAGTTATAACACTCAAAATTAACTATATTAAAATGGTGTCCGAAAGCACAATAGTCTTAAGCAATAATGTATACCATAAGATTATATCTGAAAGTGCAGCAAATTCTGTGGAATCATACGCAGGAGAGATATATAGTGCTGTAGAAAGTGCTATGTGTGATAATGAAATATCTATTGTAGATACATTCAAAGCAAATGATGCAGTCGCAACATCTTCTAATAGGGTTATGTCTTTACCTTATCCAATACAATATCCAACAAAGTTTAGACTTATGTATACAGGCACAAATAAAATGACTGTTACATATAAGTATTATCCGTTTGGCTCTGCAACAAAAAAGACAGGGACAATAGATTATGCTATGAACGGTATTTGGTTTGATGCTATGGACTACTTTGTAGACTACGAATATTGGCAAGTTCTTTCACAAACAGACCAAAACAAGACTTTATATTATGTGAGAGGAGCAACGGAAGTAGACGTATCCAGAACATATAAGAGTCTTATAGTTACACGAAACGTTCTCGCAACGGTGTTTAGTGAATTATTTGGTACATGGTGGAATGCAAATAAGGATAGTATAAGGTCTTATCTTTACAATAACGCAGGAACATATTTAGAGAGTGGTACACTTTCCGAAGATGCTTTAACACAACAAATAGCAAATGTAGATGCAGACCAATGTATTTTTGACATTAGTTATATAGGCGAAATAGATGGGTTAACTACATCAAGTAAGAAAGAAGATAGAAACTGGTTTGAAAGAAGTTTGCGAGTAGTGGATAACCAAAGAGCAAATGTCCTAGACCTTCAAAGATACGGAAGAAACCTAGAAGGCAAGATATCAAGAACTGGGAATGATGTTTATTACATAGATTGCGATGTAGATTCATACGCAAATATTCTCCCATTATTAACCAAGATAAACGAATATAACTCCGTTATTTACCAAGTAGACATTAGTAGACACACAGATACAGATACTTGGTATGAAGTTAGATATTACCTTTCAAAGAACTTTAACAATCTTAATGAAAGAATATCATTAAAGAGAGAAAAAAGGATTTACTCTATACCAACAAAAGGATATCAGGTAACACTTCAAAATAAAGAATTGATTATCATCGGAGATAAGAACTACGAGGGAGAAGACTTTACATTAACAAATAGCACAGATACAACAGAGTATCAAATGGCAAAAGTTGTAGCAGGAACAAGTGGACAAGTAACAAATGCGTTTATAGAGATTCAAACAGACACAGACACACTCGTTCCAGATCCATTGTTAAAGAAAAACTTTGTCCTTCCTGCTGCTTGTTATGGCGCAGGCAATACAATTAACTTTGTCTGCAAGTTCTATGACAATGCTTCTGCTGGATTATCAATAGATACAACAAGTTATGGTGGCATAAATTGGTACGGAGGCAAAAAAGTATCATACAACAGATATACAAACGAGTACGGATTTGCACAAGAGCCAAAAGTAGAGTGGGGACATTTTACAAATGCTAGAACAACAGCAGGCATACAAGTACAGCCAGTTAGAAAGAAGAGTGGTGCAAACTTTGCAGAAGATGCAACCATCTTATTTGATAACAAGTTTTATGGTTTTTATAAAGATCCAAGCGAAGCACTTTGCTTCCAAAAGACCATTTGTCTTGAGCCAGGAAGCGAAGATGTAATCATAGGATGTTTACCAGATATTAATAGTTTGTTTAAGGATGTTGGGGACATTTATATATATGTACAACAAACATGGAGAGAAGGTGGATCATACCGACCAGGAGATAGAAAGGTTAGATACGACACAACAAAAGGAGATTATAGAATGATTTTAGATCCTATTGTTTCCGTCAACACAGACACAAATACGGTAGATATTTCTATTGCATCTTATTTAAGTAGATACAATTTCGCATTAGGAGATGTAGATGGGAATATGTATGTTGCAGTTAACGGAATGGCATATACACCAACATTATTAAAATTAGCAAGAAGGAGAGTTTAGGATGAAAGTTTATATAGACAGTAATGGGAACATAGTAAAAGTTTTAGACAATGTATTCGTTGCCAATTCAACAACTTATGATAACACTATCACATATTACTTTGTAAATGATAGTGGAACAGTTGTATCCAATGATGAAGTTAGTTATTGTCAAATATCCTTCAGAAGAGCAGATGGGCATTTAATAAGCAGAATGAATGCACCAAAGACAAATACAACAGAAGGATACGGATACAAATATGAGTGCTCACAATATGATGGAATACTCTTAGTTGCAGGTGCATTAGAAATCTCTGCACAGTTCGTTAAGGCAACCATTACACAGGGAGTTATAACAGCTAGAGAAACACTTTGTACTGTAGTTGTAGAAGGACACGTAAAAAAGAACTTCGGCATAGATGATGAAGAATATTTTAACGATACCTTAGAACAGGCTATGTTAGATAGAGATACACTCCAGGCACAAATAACACAATTAATAACAGATGGAGAGAGTTATGCAACAACTTCTGCAGTTACTGAGACATTAGAAGATTATGTAAAGGCAACAGATTTGGCTTCGGTTGCAACAAGTGGTAGTTATGCAGACTTGAGCAACAAACCATCTATTCCAACAAAAGTAACCGATTTAAGCGACAAGAACGATTATTATAAGAAGTCCGACATGGCAACTGTAGCAACAACAGGCTCTTATAATGACCTTTCTAACAAACCAACAATACCAACAGTTAACAACGGAACACTTACCATCAAGAGAAACGGAACAAAGATTAAAGATTTTACGGCAAATTCTAGCACGGATGTAACAGCAGATATCTCAGTTCCAACTCAAGCAAGCGATATAAATGCTCTTCCAGATAGCACAAAATATGCTAAGTCTTTTGATATTAGCATTAACAATACAACTTATGTAATGTCATTTACTCTTAAAGACCAAGACGGAACAACATTAAAGACAGATTCTATAGATCTTCCAATAGAGTCTATGGTAGTAAATGGCGAATACGATGCAGACAATAAGAAAATTGTTTTGACACTTCAAAGTGGAAGCACAATTAAGTTCTCTGTTGCAGACTTAATTAGTGGATTGCAACCAACTATCACAGCAGGAACAGGACTAAGCAAGAGTGGTGCAACACTTAACCATAGCAACTCCGTAACTGCTGCAACCAAAGGAAGTACAACTGCAATACCACAAATCACATACGATGCACAGGGGCATATTACAAGTGTAACCGAAAAGACAGTATATCCACCAACAACAGCAGGAAGTTCTAACCAATATTGGAGATCAGATGGAAGTGGAGTAGGAAGTTGGACAACACCTTCAAGTTCTCCAAGTAGTGGAAGTAACACATTGATTAGTTCTGGAGCAGTATATACAGCACTTCAAAACTATCTAACAACTTCTGCAGCAAGTTCTACATACCAAACAAAGATAAGTTCTAGCAACAAAGTAAGTGCAGATAATGTGGATGATAGCAGCACAACAAATAAGTTTGTATCTGCTTCAGATAAGACAGCGATAGCAAAGATAGGAGATGAAAACACTGCAAACACTATCCTATATAGGATTAAAGCAATAGAAGATGACATCTCTGCTGCAATAGATATTATAGACGACATTTAGAAAGGGGGATTAGACAATGAGTTTAGCAACAGCTTTACAG